GATTATTTTCTATAAACTCATCATAGTATTTATCTAATTGCTGAACTTCTTCAGGTTGAGTATTTTCTTCAACACTCTCTGTTGGTTGTTCTTCTTGTTGTGGTGCTGACATTTTCTTTTCAAGTTCACCATACGCCTTTGCTAATTCTTCAGCAGACTTAAATTTTTCTGGCAACCAATTAGGTCTTACTTGTTGTTCAGAACTTTGTGTAATATTGTCTGGCTCAGAAATATTTATACTTTCACCATTAGCATTAACTTGACTTTCGTTTACATTAATACCTTGTTTAGCTAAATCTTGTTGAGATTGCTCTAACGGTTTATTATTACTATCTGGGTTTATTTCTACTCTATCAGTACTCATTTTTTTCTCCTATTATTGGTTTTCCACAGACACTTCACCAGTTTCAGGATTTACACCTACTGAACTGCCAGAGTTATTAAGTTGTTTTCCTGCTTCAACTAATACTCTAGGGTCTTGTAAAGACTGGGCAAGTTGTTGTGACTGTGCTTGTTGAGTTTCTTGTTGGATTTGTTCTTCAGATTTAATTAATCCCTGAGTATCTATTTGATTTGCAACTGCAAATTTCTTAATAGCGTCTCCAAGATTAATATATTTACCAAGTGTTTCAGCACCTAAAGTACCTGCAAGGTCAGACATAAATTGTAATAATCTTAACCTATCACTTGCTCTACCCAATGCTTCCATACCAACAATAATTTTTGTTTTCACAATATCTTTTGGAAGTTCAGGTAAAAGTTTCTTTTGCCTTAACATAGCTAATTTACTTGTTAGGTAAGGCAATTGAAATTCTGTTGTTAATATTCCATAGACACCACCAAGTGCGTCTTGTAATTCGTTAGCAACTAATTGTACTTCTGTTGCTGTCACTCTTTCTGCTTGTCTTTGTACTGAAGCATTTAATAAAAAAGCAAACTGTAATCGTTGCTCTATTCTATTCATACTTTCTAAAGCTACTCTAAAGTCACCAAACTTATTGGCTTGTAAAACTGAAACGTCTCCTGCACTACCCTCAATGATTGCACCATTAGGTGCTTTTGCTAAAGCTGAAGCCCTAGTTGTTCCTGACGGATTTACCATTAGCAACATTTTAGCTGAAGCAGAAGAACCCTCTAATATAGAACGTGATAATCCCTCTAAAGATTTTAAGTCACCAAGATAACTTTCTACGTGACCTCTACCATAATTCATACCATCAATTCTATTGAACCTTAACGCTATGAAAGGTGATTTATCTAAGTCATAAGAAGTTTGAAAAACAATTTTACCTTTGACTTCTTGCATAACAGAAAATTTATTTTTTTCTCTTTTTACACAAGTATATAAATTTATAGTTTTTTGTTCGTCTGTAATTTTATTACCAACAGCGTCTGCAATTTTCTTTGGTAGTGTTGTAGGTGATAAACTTTCTTTAATTATAATTTTTAAAACTTTACCTTGATTGTCTCTTTTAACTACATAGTTTTCTAATCTATAAACTCTTAAACCATCTTCAGTTAATTTTAATAAAACATTTCCTGATACAATTAATAATTTTAATGCTTCATAAAAAGCAACTCTATCATTATTACTTTCAATGCTATCCATTACAGCTTTTTCTATTTTAGCTAAACCTTGTTCTATTGTAGCTTTCTGTCTTGGGTCGCCTTGTACTTGTTTATAAACTAAATCATCAACATCTAATCTAAAGAAAGGTGCTTGTGGTGGAAATAAAGCTAACATTAATTTACTAGCTAAATTCATTACACCTCTAGAACCTACTGATTGATATGGTGTTGGATAATTTGTTGCTGAGTTTGAACCTTTTTCTGGTACTAGATATGGAATAGTAAGTTCGGCACTATCTCTTGCTCTTTCTAAATATATCTCTCTGTCAATCTCCATCTTTTGGTACTGACTTTCAATAGACGTTTTATCATCTATGATAGTATTACTACCAAACTCATATCTTTCCATTATGCACTCGGAATGTTAAGACCACTTCTTGTAAGACCAGAAGTAGCTAGAGGTATTCTTAGACTTCCTCTGCCTACTCGTCTTCTTGCTACTCTTGAAGCAACAGAAGTGTTTCTGCCTGACGCTTCACCTGTTGCAGAAGTTGGTGCTGTCTGCTGAGTAGTTGCACCTGAAACGCTTGGTGGCGTAGCAGGGATTGGCTCTGGTGCAGGTGGTGGTGCAGGGGCTTTAACTGAAACACACATATTAGTTTTCTCCTTGTATTTTAAATTGTTCTTTTAAATGATTGACAACTGACCTTTGTCCTGATTTATAAAAAATTTCTTTATCTGTATCTTTTAAATCAGCACATTTGTCAGGAAAAAGTTTATCTAAGTAATCAATCATTTCTTCAGTAATTACTGGGATTTTACTCTTTGTCATTCTTAGATACTCCTAAAGTGGTACTTAATGTTGATTTTTTGTGTCTGGCTTCTGCAATATGCCCTGCAATTGCTTGATAACCTGCACCATCAACATAATCATCAATGTTGTGTTGCCCTGCTTGTGACCTTGCAATCTTTAACAACGTCATCAATTGTGCAACATCTTCTGCATTTATATTAATTACAGCTTGAAACTTGTTTGTAAGATAGGCACTAAATAGTCTAGCAATATTCTCGTGGTTTACTATTTTATCACCGTGAGTTTTTGCTCTATCATCACTTACTAGCTTTTCGGCTTTCGTCAAAATTTCTGTAGTAGTCATATTTATAACTCCATAATTTAGGTTTTTCTTTTTTAATATCATACTCTCCGTGTCTGAGTATTCTAGCTAGTCTACTTTGATGGTAAGCGTCATCAATAGTATATCCATTACTTAGATATTCTCTTAATACAGCTTCCCACATTTGGGGAAGTTTTTTCTTACCACTAAGTACTCTTGACGCTTTAACATTACCTACCCCTTTGCACCCAATATAGCCATCAGATTTATCACCTGTTAATACTTGGGTACAAAAGTTAAGGTCAGCTTTTGTGTTATTAACTAACTCAATGCTATCATCTATGATGAAGCAATGCCAAGAGGGAATAGTCCTCATATCTTTATCACCAGAGACAATAACACAATTGTTTTTGTATTTTCCTGTGGCTAATAAACCAAGTGTGTCATCACCCTCTAGATATGGGAAACTGGTACATCTATGGGTTTCTTCAATCCATAGTCTAAGTGGTTTGTATGCTACTGGCTTTCTTATTGCTTTACGAAAAGATTTATATTCTAAATCTAATTCTTTTCTGAAGTTAGACACATCAGAAAAACAAATTATTGCCATAGCTGAATTTGTATGTCTCATATAATAAGCAATAGATTGTTTCCAAAATTGCTTACAATGGTCTAGATTACAATGTAAAGTCCATACATCATCTTCCCACTCAATAGCTTCTTCTAATGCAGAAGTAATCTTATAAGCGAGTAAGTCACCATCAACCAACATAGTCTTTAACTTGTTAGCGTGGAACTCATTTATATTTTTCATAACTTTATCTCCTTTAGTTTTAATACGTTTGACTTTGGGATTACTGTTGAATTACCACCCTCATTAATAGTACCATCATCATTAAAGTTTATGTCTCCAACAAAAACATACTTATTATTTTTTGTACTAATTAACCAACCCATAGTTATACATATTGCAACTTGTGATTTTTTTATTGCATTTAAATTTTCCCAATTGCTAGAGGAACAAATATCTTTCCACCAACACATATAAAATTTATATGGAAAATCATCAGGGTCTATTTGTGGTAATTTTATTTTAGATTTTAGTTTGTCTTTCATTATATACTAAGATTTAATAATTTTTCTTTTGGTATTATATGTCCTTTAGAAGTATAATTATCTCCACCTTTTTTAATAGGATATTTTACCATTATCTTTTTTACAATATCAGTAGGAATTAAAACCCAAATATCTTTTTTTCTTTTTTCTTTAACTAAACAATATGCTTGATACGTAGCTTCCGTCACATTTATACCTGACGGTTTTCCTCTACTTTCTACTTCAACAAATATGTTGCCTGTTTTCTGACACAATCTATCTGCCTTGCACTCAATCAAACCCTCTAACGCTTCTTGTAATTCATTTTCTTTCTTTTGACCAAACTTTAAGTCAAGGTCAAATCTATTAGTGTGTGTCACTCCAATTACTCCCTACTTTAATCTCTCCATCAAGTGGACATCTAAAGTTAAAATGGTCTTGGGTTTTCTTGAAAATAGATTTTGTAATAATTTTAAATTTATCAACCAAATCTTTTTTAACAACAAATTGAATTTCGTCGTGGATATGTAATACTTGTGCATAATCTTCTCCCCATTTAAAACCTGCTTTTTGTAATTCTTCATTTAAAATAA